TCGAAATCGTTATAAACGACCGTGGCGTTGGGTTTCTCACGCTTGGCCACATGAGACAGTAGGCCCGAGCCACCGAACAGATCGACTATCGTCACGTCATCGGGGTAGCCCTTCAAAATCTGGCGAAAAGCCTTGATAAACTTTCTCTTTTGCCCCATGAAAGGAAGTGGGGCTTGTGAATAAATTGTGTGTGTCATTGTTGTTATCCTAATTTTTATTATTACCTTTGTGCAGCCAATCACTTATAAACGCATAACCGCAGGAGCGTGGACGAGGAAATACCCCCGACCACACGCTCCTGCGGTTTGTTATAAGTGATTGGCGTTGCTTTAACAAAGGTCGGGGGCTTTTTTGTCCCCAACCGTGCAGAACTAAGTCTGCAATTTCTTGTATTCTTCCATCAGTTTGTCAGCTTCCACCTCGCATTCGCGCCGATAAGCCATAAGCACGTCGAACGCCTGCTTGGCAGCCTTGTCGGTGGGGCATGCTACATATTCGCACAGCAGTGCCTCCACCTCCTCTTGGCTGTATTTCACCCTGACAAGAGCTGCAATGATCTTGTTCCTGCAAAGTCCGCAAGCGGTGAGTTCTATGGGTTCCTCACGTCCAAAAGGAAACAGGAGAACCTTTACAACGCCTCGTTCAATAATTCTAATGACCTTTTCCATTTCAATTTAAATTAAAAGTTGCATGTGGGGAAGACGTATGTGCATATTCCCCATTTCACCCATCCCCTTACAGTCCACTCCACGCCTACGAGCCTCTCTTGTGCGGAGGTTTCTTGTGAGGTTTCCAGCGACTTCACGTACACACTACCATCAATCACCAACTGCTCAATCAGGCCGTAGGAAACTGCCGCTTTTAGAAAGTTCCTGTCTGAGGTGTAATCGTTGGATATGCTGACAAGTATGGCTTTTGCCTCCGCCGCTGATGGCAGATGCCATTTATGTGGTGCGAATTGGCTGGAGAGAGTCTCTCCTTTCAGTACGGCCGGAGAATAGGCATAGCTAAGACTGGCCGGAACATAGTAGACGTATATCTGATTTTCGCCGGAGTATTTCAAAGCACATCTTTTAACGTCTTCAAATTCCGAGATACCTGCCGATGCTTGCGGTACGTCCAGCTTGTAATTCTCGTCTTGCAAGATGTCATTGCGCTGACGGATTATGCACAGGGTGTTGTACATTCCGTATGGGATCTTGGCCCCCCGCGGATAGTCCAGCAACGGCTCTTCAAGCGTCATCCAGTCGTCCGCGATTTCAGTTGGCCAATTCTTTTTCATGCCCCGCACTACGGAGATGTCGCGTGCCGGTTCGCTAGCAAGCCTTGCCAGCCGGTCGATATAGTTTCCTGATGTGCCCCATGACGTATTAAACGAGTTCAATCGTGTCAGTCCCATCATCCGCCTATCCTTCCCGTCCGCCGAGATATAGAAGCACACGCCAATTGGTGTCTTGTTCTTATTGTGCTTATCACTCCACGAACCGTCGGCGTAGACGATGTCGCCAACTTGCGGGGCGCGCTTGTAGAAGTAGACCGTCTCGGTGGCGGTGAGCTGTCGGCCGTCGTCCACAGTGACGGTTACCGCCACTTGTGCTTTAGCCGTTTCGTCCGAGCCGACACGCGTCACCGCCATTCGACCCGTACGCGCATCGATGGTGGCGTAGGGATTAGCCACCATGCTCCATTCAACGGCGCGCACGCTGTTGGCGCGTACGTTGTCGGGCGAGATGTTCAGCCAGGCAGCACCCGCCTCTTGCACATATATGTCGCCCGAAATGGTCACCGAGTTCACGGGTATTCGCTCATACACGATGTGCAGCGGGTTGCGGGGGTTGTCCACATCGCCCCAGGCCTGCACGTAGCACAGCTTGGTGCGGAAATCAGGCGTGACGCCCCGCAGCGTTATTCGCCCACTAAGTTTTGCCCCAGCCTCCGCTAGTAGGTCAAGCGTGTCAAGCGATGCGAGCGTTTCATTCAGTCCGTCCATCTCGATGTCGGTGGGCTTTGCACCGGCAGTATAGATACGCTGCAAGATGTCGAATCCATTGAGCTTGCGGCAGGCAGAGTAGCGGAACTTCTTCACATTGGCCAGCCCGCCCAAATTCAGTCCACCCGGCTCAAGCGCATCCAGTCCACGCAGCGTCAGTTCCTCGATGGTGTCGGGCAGCATCAGGCGCGTTAGCGTGCCGTTCTCGGGCAGCACCACACCCTTAATGGGCGTACCGGAGAAGTCCACCTCTTGCAATACGCCACTTCCCAACTGAATGACCTTGGTGAGGTTCTTCACGTTGCGCACTATCACGCGCCGGAGCATGACACATTTCGACAGGTCGAAGGCCGTGCCGCGTTCGCGCGTGTTGGGCCGCTGCGCAGTATAGTCCATTACCAGTTCTTCAAGGCGGCGCAAGAGCTGCATGTTGGCGTCGAATTCGAAGTCTCCAAGCCCTTCGAGGCCCGAATACGTCACCTGACCGCCCACGCGCCGCGTGAACGTCTTAATGTCAGTAATCATGTCGGCGTCGTCAATGTCGAACGTGGCGTTCTGCGGGTTGGTGAAGCCGAATGGCAGCAGGCCGTAGCCGCCGTCGATGTTCCTTATGGTCGAGAAGTTGTTCGCACCCCACTGTACGCTGGCATACAAGGGCGAATAGTGTTTGATGGCAAGCCCCTTGCCCTGCTCGTACAGGCGCATGCGCAGGTTGTTCACCACACTTGCACCACAGCAGAACATGCTGTCCATATAACGGCTGCGCTTCTCCAGGAAGTATTGCATGAGATTGAGCTTGTCGCCGTAGGCCTTGGTGAAATGCCCGGTGTTGGCATAGCCCATCGCGTCGGCATTGTAAAGGTTCTCACACCACTGCCGCCAGAAATCGGTGTAGCGGCGGAATATGTTGTCGGCCTGCAGCCCATTGTCGCGCATGCTCTTGTACATGGCTGCCAGGTCGTCGCCCCAGCATTGCCATACGAGATCGATAAGGCCCGAGAGGCGGCCGTTGAACACGGGCGAATAACCCTCGTCCATCTTGGGCAGCCATGCGTGATTGTCATTGTCGTAGGTCTCGCCTGCTATGGGCTGCGTCTTGCCCGTGGTGGGGTTAAAGGCATCATTCCACTCGGCCCAGTACTTGTACATCAGCGCGCCAGAGTTGTTGAAGAGGCTCTGCGTATCGGTATCGCGCAAGAAGAGGCGTGCGTGCGCAGTCTTAACGCTGCCGTCGGGATTGAGCTCGATGTCGTCAAAGGCGATGCTCATGTTCTTGTCGAGCGAGTCCATGCCGAGGAAGAACACGCAGAACACTATATAGAAGAGCACGTCTGTCTTTACCAGGTAATCGCGGTAGGTGTTGACGAACCGCGCACGGCGATATGCTGGCGTGTCGCGGTCGTACTTCACGCCATTATACGTCACTGGCAGGTCGAGCTGCCTGTATTCGCCGTGTTCGGCCTTATACCGCTCAGGCAGGTGGGGGTTACAACTAACCACCCAGTTATGGAATCGGCGGATGACGGCCAACTCCCTGTTCGCGGCCTCGATGTCGTCGGTAGCCGACTTCACTTGCCCCAGCTTATTCTTCTTGTTGGTGGGCGACTTCTTCGGCACGCGGGCATAGTACATCGGCCCCGCGCTGTCCGTTCCGTTGCTCTGCCGCACCGTGCCGTCGGCCAGCAGCTCGTGCAGCGTCATCTCGCGGTTGAAGAAGTTCACATTCTCGTCTATCTCCCACACCTGCGCCTTGGTGTGGTCTTTCTTGGGGAAACCCAGGAACGATGCGCTGTACTTGTTGTTGATAAGGTTATATATGGAGAGGTATGTGGGCTCTTTCGCCGCCGTGGCCGCCGTTGTCCTGAAACCTATCTCCGAAAGTCCGCTAAGGCTCTTGCGGTATGTCACCTCCTTGCCTTGCATGGCCTGTGCGCGTTGGAATGACGTATAGAGGTCCATGTCATTACGTGCGCAGCCAAGCAATATCTCCTGGAAGAGGTTCATCGCCAATACATTGAATATACCCTCCGAGCTGGCGAAGTTCACCTTGTGCACCATCTCTTTCTCACCCTCTTCAACGCCGCGCGTGATGCTGTATGAGGTAGAATGTTCGTCGCTGTGCCCAGGGTCAAGGGTCAGCGTGACGGGGTCTCCCGAAAACGTCTCGAACACCTCCGCCCAGTTCTTATAAGGCAGGGGGTAGCCGTTCGAGGACGTGCCGTCGGCGTTAAACGCGTGCGCGCCGACCTTGAATGGGGCACCAGCCCAGCCGTCGCGTGCCTTGTCCCATTGCGGGTTGAGGAACTCGGTGGCGGTGATTGGCACGTTGGGGTTGTTCTTGTTATAAGGTAGGTTCTCGATGTTCCACACGGCCACGGGCGTGTCGGGCAACGCCTTGCGCACCTTGTTGTAGGACACTATCTCATCCGGATTGTGGATGTCGCCAACGCTGTTGAGAATGTCGTTGCGCCGGGCGATACTCACCTTGCCGAACCGCACAAACCGCCCCTCGCGGTCGGTCACGTCCTCTATGTCGGGCGTGTCGTAGGCGTAGTTGCCCACCATCTGGGCGAAGTTCAGGGCCTTGTCGTACATGCGGATGGAGTACAACTTCACTTCCGCCTGCGGACTGCCAATCACGAGTTCCTTGGGTGCACCCTGTTTCCATGATGCAGTGGCGTAGTCGAACATGCGCACGATTACGCCGTTCATGTAGAGGTAGGCCAGGTTCACGTCCTTTTCGGCCACGCTGCCGCCACCGAGATTGTTGCGCGTGTGGGTGGTGGTGCCGTCTATAACGACGCCCAGGCGCACGCGGCTCTGCTCGGGGAAGTAGGTGATGACGTTGCCGGTGCTGCACCCCATCTCGATGCGGTTGACGTACACGCGGAATCCAGTGTTGCCGTCCATGCAGTCGACGATGACGGCATTCTCGTCGGAGCAGATGCCGCTTTCGAATTCCAACTCGATAGTGCGGCCTTGCTTGTTGCCATTCGCGCCGAAGTCGGATGCGAAGGGCAGGAAGTCTTTCAGCGTGACGCTCTTGCCGGCTCGGATGGTCATGCCCTGCCCGTCGATAAATCCGTTGTTGTCGTCCAAGCGGAAGTTGTCGGAGCGCACCAGGCGCGCCGTCTGTTTCCCGCGGTATATGGCCACTATGTTCTGCGCGCTTTCGTCACCATTGGCACGCCCACGCATGGGCAGGTACACCTTGCACTCATCAGCAGGAGTAAGGTCAACGCCCAACCCCTGCACCCTTATCTTGCACTCGGCCGACACGCCACCAACAGAGAGGCGCACCGTCACCTCGGGCAGATATTCGGCCTCGTCGAACGCCACGTTGAGCGTTTGCAGGCCGCTGCCGTGGTCCGGGTTCAGCGTTACCTGCTGCACGGAGAGCTGGCGCACGTGCTGTCCGCCACCGTACAGCAGTTCGGCCTTCACCGATACGGCCGTACCGGCATCCTCGTCTGGAAGGTAGAAATAGTATGGCAGCCTTGCTACGCTGAACTGGCGCGCCGTAGTGGGGATGCCCTTACCGAAGCAGAGTGCGGCCACGCTACCAGGACCGGAAGAGGCCTTGATGTAGGTGGTGGTGATGTCGGGCGTGCGCAAGCCAAGTTCCTTGTTCTCGGCCCACAGCGTGATGGCGTGTGCGCCGCTGCCGTAGCGGTCCTGCTCGTCGATGACGAACTCGCCCGAGGAGTTGTGGATGCTCTTTGTTAGCGTGTCGGTTCGACTACCATCCTGTATGCGGCAATACACCGTGGCCGGCACGCCTTGGCACAGCACGCGCAGCGACCAGCGCGACGTCTGCACCTGGCTCTCGTCGTATGCGGGGTCGAACTCCAGCGTGAGGCTGTATGTGTTGATGTTGAAGGTGAATACCTTCTCCGCGCCGTGCGCATTGGTGACACGCAGCTTCACCTCATTGGTCTCGGCCGTGAGTAAGTCACCCAACTCGAAGGTGTAGACATTGGCCGTAGCCGTACCGCTGGCCTTGAGCTGGCGCGTCAGCGCGGGGGCTGCCACGCCGTTCACCTCTACTGTCGCCGTGCCGTCCTGCGTGTCGCGGTCGGCGGGGTTGTCGCCCCAGTAGCAGTTGTATGCCAGGCTCACGGCGTTCTGCGCACCACGCGCCATGTTGGCGGCAGGATAGCGCGTGATGATGGCGCGCATGGTGTAGCTCTCCACGGGCTTGTTGCTGTACAAGGAAAATTCGCCCAGCACGCGGTCGGCGTTTGCCGTGCGGTCGGCGAACCAGTCGGCATACGCTTGTTCGTCGCGGAAAAAGCGAATGGTCTGCAACGAGTTCTCGCCGCTTTCTATGTTCACGAAGCCGAACTTTGCGCCGTCGAGTTTCGAGAGGTATTCTTTCAAGAATTCCTCGATGCGCGTCCCCTTGTATCCCTGCCAGGCTGTGGCGAGGTCGTTTATCTTCTTGTCAATCCCGTTGGCCATGTCTATTTCCAGTTTTCATCATTAATCCAATTCTTATCTCCCAACCACACGCCGGAGCCGAAGCAGCTGCGTATGGCAGTCCACACGAGGCGCGCCCCCCGATATACGGCGGCTATCGCCCTCATTCCGTAATGCACGGCTGCTGTTTGCCCGTTACCCTTGCGTATCATTGTCTCATTCCTCTACGAAGTAGCATCGGTCGGGGTCAAGTTCCCCCGCCTGCAACTTCCGGTTATATTCTTCTTCAGTTACGAAAGCATGCTTGAATCCCTCAACGCTGTCGATATTGCCCTGCATTTCGGTGATGCGCAGCCTTACGTCCCTCAGTTCCCTATCGCATGCCTGTGCCTCTTCTTTCACCGCATTGCTCGTTTCGCGGCGCAAGATCTCGGCCTGCTCGGTGAGTGCCTTGTCGCGGTCCTTGGTCTCATTTTCGATTGCACGCTGCAACGCAGCATCCTTGTCGGTCCGTTCCGTTCGCTCGGTGTTCAGGTCGTCGGCCAATTTCTTTCCTTTCGTGCCTGGGTACGCCTGCCCTTCCGACTCGCCTATGGCCACGCGGTTGAGGTTGCCGATGAGTTTCCATCCAGGCGCGAGATACACATAGATGGTGCCGTTATCGGGGCTGTCGGTGTCGGCATGTATGGCCACCAGCTGCCCAGCCTTGAGCGGCTGGTGGTGCGCGTCTTCGGGGTTGGTGTCGGCCTCCATCTCGGCCTTTGAGCCATACACCTTGCTGACACGCAGGCTTCCGGCCGTCTGTTCCACGTCGGCCAACAACGCGAGCGTGTCGGCGATTAAACCGCCCACCTCCTCGGGGGTGATGCTGCCCTCCTGCGTCTTTTCGCGCAGAATTTTGGCGCGGGCTTGGAGTTCGTATATCGTCGTCATAGCACTATTTCCAGATTGATTGGACAATCGATGGGACGAAGGTCATCATTCTTGGGGGTGAACGTTCCTACGCCATGTGGTTGTTGGCGGTAAGTGCCTATCACTTGTCCCTTGTGCCTGACTTCGTAGCTACTTTTAGCCAGCTTGACGGCCCACGAAATGTTCAAGTCGAAAACAGCTTTGGCTTTACCATACAGGTACGCTTGGTCCGTCGACCATTCCTGGTTCTGACTATTGATATTGATCTGTATGTACTTTTTCTGGTTAAAAGACCTGTACCTAAAATATCCTTCATACCCGTTGTTGCCAAAGATAGGTGCGTAGTTCCATTCGCCCTCGGTCACAACCTTTCTCAGCAGGTCCGACAGCACTGGCAGCTCGCCCATGTCGTAGGCCTCTTCCGCTCCCTCCTTTGAATAGCTGAACGTTACGTTCGTCATAGCTCGGCAATTGCGGTGCTGCCCGTCGGCAAACTCCCGATCGTCAGCGTTCGTCTTGTTTATACAGGCGTATATGCTATCGCCTGGCGTACCCACAACCGGTGTGTCGCCCCATTGCACCAGCTCGCCGCCAACAACCATTGCCCCAGCCTTCACCATCAGGATGGCTTCGCCACCGTTTTCCTTCTTTCCAACTGTGTCCGGGAAACGAGCCAAGTATGCCGGTGCACCCCCTGACAGGAAGGTCATCACCGTCTTGAACAGGTCCATCATGTTGTTCTGCAAGAGTTGCAGGTCGTCGAGGTTAACGGGCATGCCGCCCTCGTTGAATTTAATCTTATTCATACTCGTATATGATTATGGCATAGCGTCGGCCAGCCGGTTTGTACATTTCAATTATGCGTATTATCTCGGCAAGATGTCGACCCTTGTGCCGGTCTTCTTCTGCATTAAGTGACGTGGCAAGAAAGTTGGGCACGTGCACCGTGAAGTTGGGTCTCAGCGGAACTTCACCATCCATCCACAGCGTTAGTCTCGGATTGAAGAACGTGGATGGCTGTCCCTCGGAACGAAAGAATAATATAGGGTGCCTGTCATCGGGTTCGCTCTCGATGTATATCTGCCTGTTTCGCAAGAAAAAACGACGGTTGAGCGCGCGTTCGATATCCTGAACGCTGGCCGTGATGTCGAGCCTTTCGGCCACTTTCTTACGATAATCCGTGAAGAGGCGGTGCAGATAGGCCAGGGGAATGATAATGATGCGAAGCAGTGCCACCAGCACGCGGCTTCGCAGTATGGGCGGCAGCAGCTGAACGGCCCATCGGGTGAAATCTACGTCATACCACATATCTTATCGAGTTTTGAAGTCCCTCGGCGGTAAAGCTTCCGCCAGCCGCCGTATAGTTATTGCCTTGTATGGTTCGGAACGCGGCCTCTCCCTCGGCACGGCATTCACATCCTTCGAGCGTCACGTCCACCACGCCCTCCACGGCTTGGATGGCATCCACCAACCGTGTCTTGTTGAATACGCCGCCATAGGTGATATTGCGCAAGTGCTGGCGTATGGCGTCCTCCACTGGGCGCGAGCCGTCGGCCACGCGTGTTCCACCGATAGAGAGCACCATCGTGTCCACCTGTACCGTTGCCCTTATCACCACCTTGTCGGCGGGAAGAGAACGCACGTTTAGTATCACGCCCGCTATCTTAACGCGGTTCATATACTGTTTGAATGCCGTTAGAACATCGGCAGGCAGCGGTTCGGGCAGCCCATCCTTGTCGGCAGATGCCAGTATTTGTATGCTCGTGCCGCGGTCGCGCACGGCCACGTATCGCACCAGCCGTTTCTTTTCCTCAATGGTGGGGTAACGCCATTGCGAGGTTGTATCGTCGAAGACTAGGGCGTCGCCGTACTGGAACTGCCGCGCCACCTTATAGTACCACGGCACGCTGGCTACCACGGCGCGACTTATCTTGTCGTCCACGTCCAGACGGTGGCGGTCGAACAATGCCTCCATCACGTGGCAGCAGGCGGCCACGATGAAGAACAGGATGTTCTCCAAGCTCACCGCCGAGAAACTGCCCTCGAAGGTGTCGCCCTCCGCCAGTCCGTATGCCTCGCGCAGCGTGGCGTTGGCCATGAATGCATCGGTCATCGTGCGCTTTATCTCTGCAATGGTTCGTGCCATAAGTCGCTAGTTGAATGTGTCGTTGAAAGTCTCATTGAATATGCGCGCTCTTGTTCCACCATCACCGCGCAGTGTGGCCGGGGCTATGCCGTGTGCCTGGCAATAGCGGCGCATGGGGCGGTTGTACTCGCCGTCGTGCAGGCGTAGGCGCATTCCCGCAGGCGGTGCCTGGCTCACGGCCATGTTGTTGTCCATAGCCAGCCGCACCACCGCCTCCAATGCGCCGTATTCCTGTACGGCTATGTCGGCCAACGTCTGGCCGTCCCTTACCGTCGTCTCCATAATTTGCGTGCGAAAAGAATGAGAAACAATGCGAAGGCTATCCACCCCACGATGTCCATTATCGTACCTAGGGTAGGCCAAACGGATTTCGAGTCCGTCGACCTGTATTGCCGAAGGGAGAATGTACCCTTGTCGTGCGTTCTGTCGCGTGTGGCCGTGGCCGAATTGTCGGCATGGGTGTCGCGTGTGCGCTCGCTGGTGCGGTATCTCTCGGTAGCGATCACCCTGCCCGAACTGTCCTTCACCAGCACCACGCTGTCGCGGATGGTCACGCTGTCGCGCGTGGCGGTGACGTAGCGCAGCACCACGCTGTCGCGCAACACGAGCGAGTCGCGCTGGCGAACGTCCACCTCGCTGTTTCGGGTTATCGTCCGCGTCGTGCGGCACGAGGCCAGCAGCGTGATTAGTGCAAGTATATATAATAGGTGTCTCATTGCTATCGGGTTAAATGTCCTTATATTCTTTTTTTGCGTCGAAACAGGGGCAGGCCTTGATGAACTCCCAGGGCTCTATAATGCCGTTGTGGTTAAGGTCGGGCGAGAAGTCGCGATGCCCGCGTATCTCGGCGGCCGGATACTTCTTATGAAGCATGCCCAGCAGTTTGCGCAGGGCCTCTTTCTGTTCAGCCGTGCGCGTGTCGGCGTACTTGCCCTTGGCGTCCAGTCCGCCTATGTAGGCCACGTTGATGAGCATGTGGTTGTAACCTTTCACGCCGTTGCTCACTTTCTCTTCGCTCAGCAGCTGGGTTATCCTGCCGTCAACATGCACCACATAGTGGTACCCTGGTGCCTTCCAGTCCAGCCTGGCGAATTCCATCATCAGTTCCTTGATGGTGGTTCGCTGCGAACCACCTGTGGCATGCACCACGATGTACTTTATCGTTCTCATTTTCTTTCTTTATGTAATGTGTCCAACGCCTCTGCCACGTCTTCGGGCTTCACGTTAAGTTTACTGGCGATTTCTCCTGCCAGAGCCTTTTTCAATATTTTCAAGAAAGGCATGTGGGGGAAACAAATCAGCATACTGGCCGACATGCTCCACAGTTCCACCAGGATGATGCCGATGCAGATAACACTGGTGGTGAGCCCCGCGCTAGCCCCCACCAGTTTGTCGATGAGGATGAAGGCGAAGACGGCCGTGCCGTATACGGCCAGTTTCGAGAACGTGTCGCGCGCCAATTCGCTCAGGGCAAAACGCTTTTGGATTAGGCTGGCGGCGATGCCCCAGACTGCGTCGAGTACGATGGCCATGACGGTAAAACCCACCATCTTCTCGTACCCGACGATGAAATTCATAACCAGCAAGGCTGCGCACAGCAGCCACCCCCACACGGTGGAGAGTGCCTCGGAAAGTTTTTGTAAGAAATGCTCTATCATGTTATGTTGTTTTTAATATGTTGCGTCGATTTCGATACCTTTCGGCGTGATTCGTATACTATTCACCCGCTGCCGGTCCATCTCCAGTTGCTCTCGGATTACGCTACGCCAATACAAAGGGTCATGATCCATGAGCATGTCGGCGATGCCACAACCCACCGAGGGGCGTTCTTTCAGTTCGCCCTTGTTCAGGGCGAGTATGAGTGCCTGGTTCTGCCGCAGCGTGTTGCCAACTTGCAGCCCCGAGGTTATCTTGCCTTGTTCGTCTCGCCGCACGCGTATGGCGGGAGCGAAGTCCGTCAGCTGTATGCCGTTCATTGCCTAATGTTTTATCGTCGTATCTTCGTAATCGCTCTTATTCAGCTGCTGTGCCGGCTTGAGCGGTGGGCCAGTCGGCCCGTGAAAGCCCTGGTGGGTGTGGGCGTTGAACGCCTGCACCAGTTCGTTTATCTTCTGTGTGAGCGGCTCGATGTTGATCAGGCCGCCCAGCTTGCCGCCGTTTATCGTTATGCTCTCAGCTTGGTCCACGGCCAGCACCACCAGCTGGGTGAGGTCGCCCGATAGGCTGCCGACGATTACCGCGCTGCCTGTTTTCGGCGTTACGAGCATCTGCCCGCCGTCCGCAGCTTCCGAGGCGCGCAACCGCACGTCGGGTACGGCGATGCCGCCAATCTCCACTTCGCAAGTCAAGCCGCTAACCTTACGCACGATGCCCTGCATCAGTGTGAGTTGGGCCTTGCCGGCTGCGTTGCGCACCAGTTGGGCCAGTTCCTTGTAGTTGTCCATTCTTTAAGGGTGAAAAAGTGAAAGGGTGAAAAGATGGCTCGCGCCCGCTGGGCTATCTGCGGTCAGCTTAATCTGAAGCCTAATTCTATTTTTCGT